AATACGGAGCCTATGTAGATATCAATAGCTTTAGCTGGACAAGCTTGTTTAGCTTTACCGCAAGTAATAATTACAATCACAATTGAATCTCCTCTCCGTACCATCTGTCTACAATACTAGGGTCACATTTCATAGGTAGACTAATAATATCCTTAGCGGCCTCAATCATAACCTCAGTTAATCGTTCAGCTCCTCGTTTAGCGTTTTCCTTAGGAATTTCACCTAATAACTCATCGTGTACTGGAATCATTAAATGAAATCCTAGTTCTTTTAGTTCAGGGTCATTATGTACCTTAATCATAGCGTATTTAGTCATGTCCGCGGCAGTTCCCTGAATCACGGAGTTTAGACATTGACGTTCAGCGTCGGCTATCTTACCGCCGTTATCATGAATCTTAATACCCTCTTCTAATGCACGTGACTTAATTTCGTTACGCTTTTTGAACCCCCATGCTCTGTCCAACTCCGCCCAATACTGTTCAACGATGTAGTCAGGAACTTCAGTCGAACCTTCTGCTTTTCCATCAAAGTCTAATGGATCGAAGTTTTCATTCTTACTAGCGTCTACATACTCGAAGGTATATTGCGGTAGACTCATGTCCGGAAGTCGTCTGCGTCGCCCTGTAGCCGTCTCTGTGTACCCGTAGTCAATAGCATGTTGTTGAACGAATACAATGTACTCAGCTACCTTAGGAAATTGTTTAAAGAAGTCCTCCATAACCTTAGAAGCTTCCTTCACGCTCACCTTCATTTGTTCAGCGATACTAGCCGCACCGCGCCCATACATCAAACCTAATAGAACGGACTTTACATGGTTACGGCGTTTCTTTCCTTCAGGATTAGTAGTTCCGTCTGGATTGAACTCCAAACAGTTCTCATATTCAGTATGATATAGCTTCGAACCAATTACCGCATATAAGTCCAAATTCTGTTTGTAGGCGTGAATCATATTTTCGTCCCCACTTAACTCCGCAAGTGAACGAGGTTCTTGTTGAGAATAGTCACTACCGATAATGTAGTGTCCAGGACTTGCCGCAAAGATTTGTCGAACGACTGCTCCCTCACCACGTGATGGAATGTTCTGTAAGTTAGGTCCTTCACTCGACATACGTCCCGTCTTAGCGCCATACTGTTTGAAATTAGTATGAACTCGATTGTCAGGTTTAGCAAGGTACTCGTCTAATGTCATGTAGGTCGAAACTAGTTTTGCGTACTTACGATACTGAAGTAAAGCCTTAGCGATAGGAATATCCCACGCTTTAACGATATCGACTCCCGTCCCTCTAGGACTTCTATCGTCATTACTCTTTAGACCTAAAATGTCGTAGAACAGAATTGCAAGTTGAGTGCTACTCGAAATAGATACCGTTACTTCCCCCTTACCGTTCAGCGTTAGCTTTTGGTATTGTTGGAAGTTAATAGTTCGAAGATCTTCAATTTCAGGAGCGTATTTAGCTACCTCATAATTGAACAATTCTTCAGCCTCCTCCATCTTTTGTTCGAACTCGGCTTTAATCTCTGCGAGTTTTACCTCGTCCAAGGCTACCCCGTAAGACTCCATATCAAACAGAACTCTAATAAGTGGAAGTTCAATATTCTGATAAACTTCACTTACTCGCTCTAAATTACACGATTTACATTCTTCAGTTCCTGGAGTAAGGTACTTCTCTTGGAACTTGTAAAGCTCGTATGTCTGTAGTGGGTCAAACGCCGCATACATATAGGCTACATCTGGGGGAATTAAACTAAATGGTATTCCTTTGAACAAGTCATTGAACTTCGCGACTTCAGCGTCCTCATCTTCTTTCACGTATTTAGCGTAAAGAAGTTTCAATGAGTGCGGTTCGTTTTCGTTCAGTAAGTTCGACGCAATGTAAGTATCCCATAGTGGGTCAGGCATCCTAATACCTAATTGCCAGTAGATACTATTAATATCGAACTTACCTAAATGGTACACGAACTTGACATCGTATTCGATCATTTCCTCAATGAACTCTTTCATCACCTTTGGATCAATTTGATCTTTTATGCGCTGTTTAGTTAAATTGCTACGGTGGTTCAGTGGAACATAAATAGCCTTTTCACCTTCCGTATATAAGCAGACACCTACGAGGTCCTCGTGTATTGAGTCCTTACCGTTAGTCTCCACGTCCAAAGCTACAATCCCATTTTCAATGCAAACTCCTATATACTCGTCAAGCCGGTCTTCGTCTGTAACTAGTTCCAATTTAGGAAGTACATCTTTTAGAATGCGTTTAGACATTGCCTTTGCTCTAGCTACCGCATCTCTTAAATGGTCACCACTAATATAGGTTACCTCTACTGAATCTTTACGGTTACGCTTTTGCGCTAGTAACTTCTGGTCAGACTTTCTACCCCCTCGTTTAGGTATTCCAAATAATCCTTTTTGTGTCATTGTTTACCTCTCTAAAATAAAAAGGAAGCTAAATTGCTTCCTCTTAGAATCGACCACCTCTAGTACGTGGACCGGATGTACGTGGTCCGGACGTACTAGGTCCGCGGCGTGTTACTGATTCACGTGCATGACTACGAGAACCTGTGTCACGACTAGAACCTCTACGAGGTGTAGACCCGCTAGAGCGTCGTGAGGAATTATCCTCTAGTGTGAACTTACCATCTAGTACATCGTACATCTGGTCTGAACTTAGGTCCAAGATAAGGGTACCTAACAACTCTGATTTCTCTGGGAAGTCGTCAAGTGTCACATCTGGATCAGCTGCTTCTGGGAAAAATTCGTACGTAGTACGTTGGTCACCCTTCTTACCGCTTCGAACAATTTCAAACGGTTGATTGACAAGTGGTCCATATTTATTAATCAATGTAACAATCTTGGACACATAGCTACGACCTCGGTCCCATGTTTCAACCTGATCAGTATTTTCGTTATACAATTGAAGGAATAGCTTCTCTACACGAGGGAATCCTTCTTCACACAATGGACAATCTTCTGGATGAATGCTTTCACCATCTTCGCTAATAGCTAGACAGTTTACATAGCGTTCACGCCCATCAATGTCTGCACGGTGAACTACAAAATAATCCATATCTTGTCCATCCGGATCTTCGTACAGGAATGTAACGACTGCTGAATCCTTATCGTCAGCTAAACTAAAGAATCCGTTACCGTTACCGGTTCCATAACTACCGGA